GAAGTCCAGAACGATGCAGTCCTTCTTGATTAAGCCAGGGTGTTCTTCCGGGTTCACCGTGCGCAGGCCCCTGCCGACCATCTGGACCAGTGGACCCTTTTCTGAGCACTTGCGCAGCAGCACCACACAAGATACCGGCGGGGAGTCAAACCCCTCGGTCAACACCATGCAATTGGTGAGCACCTTGATCTCGCCCCTGGAGAATCGGGCCAGCAGACTTCTACGCCTGGAGTCGCCAAGGTCGCCGTGGATGCACTCGGCGGGAACGCCTTCGGCCCGGTATGCCTCGGCCATATCCTCGGCGTGCTGCACGGTCGCGCAGAAAACAATCGTCTGTCGGCCTCCGGCCTTGTCCTTCCAGTGGCGCACGACCTCGGCGTTGACCGCCACAGTGTTGAGGATGTTGGCCACCTCGTCCTGGTCGAAAAAAGATGACTGCTTGCCCAAAGCACGCAGCCGTTCTTGCGACCCGGCCACGTCGACGGCAAAAGCTCGAGGAGGCACGAGAAACCCCAGCTGGACCAGCTCTCTGATGGTGACCTGGTCGCAAACATTGGAGAAAACACCACGAAGCGACCTGCGGTCCCCGCGCTCCGGCGTGGCGGTGAACCCGGCGATTTTCACGTTAGGGTTGATTTCGCGGGTCTTGTCTATGATTCGACGCCATGTTGCGGCTGCGCAATGATGCGCCTCGTCTGGGATGACCAGGTCCACATGCGGGATAGTATGTGTGTGGTGCGCCAGGGTTTGGACCATGGCGAATGTGGCGTCTCCGCGCCAGGATTTAGTGTCGGCGGTGTACAGACCCACCCTGGATCGTGGGTTGACCAGCCGGTACTTGGACATGTTTTGCTGGACCAGCTCCTGTCGATGCTGGAGCACCAGGACTCGCCCGCCCATCTCCTGGGCCAGAAATGCCATGGCAATTGTCTTCCCGGCTCCGGTGGCGGCCACGGCGAGAGTGTCGCCGTGTTTTTCGAGTGCCGCCACCGCGCGGGAAACCAGGCGCTTTTGGTATGGCCTGGGGATCATGCTACCTAGCTCCTAGTAGGGCACGTCGTCTTCACGACGGGGAGGCGGAGCCGCCTGCCCGGCCTGGGTATTGCCGCCCCACTGGGGTCTGGTCTGGCCCTGGCCCTGGCCCTGGCTTTGGCCCTGACTCTGGCCCTGGGGTCCCCAGGATGGGGTGGGTGACTTTTGTCCGCCGCTGTCGGACTTCGGCAGTTCAGGCAGCGGGTTGTCTGTGATGATCTCCTCCCCGGCCATGATCTTCATGTACTCGTCCTTGTCCGGGGTGATGACCCTGCGCAGGGTGTTGTTGATGTAGCGCTTCCCGTCCTTGGACGGATTGCCGACTTCGGCACCGACGATGATGCCGATTTCGACGCCCTGGAGGTCCTGCCAGCTGTTCAGCGTTCTGGCCTGGGCTGCCTGCGGACTGGAATCGTCAGGCATGACATTCCGGGCGGCCTCGACGACGGCGCGCAGTCGGCTCATGGCGATCCGGACGGCAGTCTGCTGGCCTTCGGTGGTCCCGATGACGCCGAAGTTTTCCCAGATTTTGTTGCCCTTGTAGGTGCCGGAGACTACCTCCATTTCGACGTCGAGGTAGCCGAAATCGCCTTTCGAGCTCATTGTGACCAACGGCACGACGCTGCCCTGGTCGTACATCTGCCGGTTCTCCTTGGGTTCGCGGATGCTGAACCGCACCTTCACGGCTGACCCGGGAGGGATGGGCCCTTTGAACTCCTGTTGCTTTTCCTGCTGATTGAAATCAATCGTCATGATGCTACTCTCCGTTGTTGGGGGTTTCGTCCTGTTCCATGCCGGACGGCATCTTGTAGCGTCCATCGGTCGCTGTATGCAGAGCTCGGTGGAACGCCGACCAGGTCTTGTCCTGGCCGATATAAATTTCCGGCGGCAGTCCCCAGCGGTTTTTTGCCAGGAAAGCCGGGCGCTCGTCGGTGTAGACGACGCGCTCGCCGGAGCCCTCGGCCCGGTACTTGTCTTCGCCCTTTTTGCCTCCGTCCTTGGTCTTGACCAAGCGACGCACATACGAAGTGAACAGAAGCATGTCTGCCCACTCCTGCCACAAGGCCCAGGCCCGCTTGTGGAGCTTGATCTGATACCTGTCATAGGCCGCAGAGTCAGGCGGTTCGACCCGCTTGACCTCGGTGTGGGCGATCAGGACGATGTCCATGCCGCGATTGAGTCGAAGCGAGTCCAGTCCCCCGACCACCTCGCGCCAGACGCTATCAGCCTCGACGTACCCCTTGCCGTAGCCTGGGGCCTCAATGGAGTCGACCTCGAGTCTGGCGCAGGTCTCGGCCCAGACGATCGGCTCCAGCCAGTCGAGGCTGTCGATGATCAGCGTCCGGTAGGCGTGGTCGCCGTGCAGGGAGTTGATGGCCTCGACCAGCTCGGAGTATGTCTCGAGCAGCCTGGGGAACGTCGGCACGTCGATGGCCGCCGCGCCGTCCTCGACGCGGAGCAGGATCGGGTCGGAAAAAGTCGCCCCGAATGTTGTCTTGCCCAGGCCGGGAGGGCCGTAGGCCAGAATTTTTTGCGGTACGAAGTTGTCTGACGACCGCACAATGCTGTCCATGTTGAACATTACTTGTTCTCCTTCGGTGTGTAGGTGACAGACGGGGCACCCGGCTTGGTGGACATGGCGTCAAGTATCGGTTGCTTGTACTCGTCGCCGGCGTATTCGAGGTAGCCGTCCAGGTCCTTCTTGGACACCGGCTTGTATTCCCACCGAAAAACCTTGAAAAACATGTCGTCGCCCAGAGTGGTCCGGGCCCGGTTCAGCTTTTCCTGGTCCCAGCGGACGTTTTCCTTGACCTGTACCTTGACGGTGTATCCGCCAGCCTCGATTGTGGCCGTCTTCTTGTCGCCCTCGAACGGGGCGAGATCGGCCAGTTGTTTGTTGATTAAGCGGAGCTTGGCTTGGAGATTGTCCATCTCGGCCTTCGTTTCGGCACCCTCTCTCACGAGGGCATCAATCTCGACACTCATAACGGCCTCCTTTTTTTTACCCCGGCCCGACAACCGGGCCGGGGCCACTTCTGGCTGGCGCGTTCCGTTCACCAGCCACCCGGGGAAAATCCCCGGGAAGTTCTGTCTGGGCGAAATTACCCGCCTCCATTTGGCCCCAGGCCAGGCTACCGGCCCGGGGCCTTAGGAAACAGTCCTAGTCCCAGGGATCACTCACCGGGACGATGAACTGGTACTCGTCTGCGGCGCCAACAAGGTGGCCATCCTTGGGCATCGGGGGTGGTCCCTCTGCAGCCACCACGTCGATCTCCATGTAGCCCGCTTCGCGGGTCATTTGGATGGCCTCTTCGAGGGTGGCGGCTTCGCCAAGCCACTCCCTGTGGTAGCCAGCCGAGCCTTCGTGGGCGTCGACTATCTCGACGGGGTAGGACTGGGTGGTGTCGATGTGGGTCATTGTCATGGTGGTCTCCTTATCTTTCGGCCCGGGGCTCATCCCCTGACCCGTTGACCCCATTGAACCAAAAGTTCGGGCCTGTGTCAAGCGAGAAATGTGGGTTCACAGAAAAAAACTTGACCTTTTTGCACCGACGGTTCACTATGCGCTCATGAAAAACACACTGATAGACAACAACATGGATGTGGCCCGGGTGGCTCGGCAGGTGGGTGTATCCTCCAGGTACATTTATTTGCTGCTCGACCCCGATTCGACCAAACGACCCTCCCCCGAGACGGCGAGGAGGTTGGAGATCGCTACCGGGTGGTCCAGGCTGTGGTGGATGTACCCTCACGAGTACAGCCGCACCGGGAGCAAAAACCCGGTTCCTCCCCATGGATAGCCGTCGAGGCCTTGTCTTGGCCTTGGCCATAGTCATCGCCTACGTCTTGGCTTCAAGCCTCGGCGTGGCATGGTGCAATCACAAACCCCACAGGAGACCACATGATCGACCTGAACAGCCGATCCCCCGGGCCTCTCTCCGGGCGGATCAATCACCACATTGACAAAGCCATCGTGGAAAAACGCAAAGCCGAGCCGCCCAGGGAATACCTTGGCGCTTCTATACTTGGCGCAGAATGCGAGCGCCAGGTGCAGTATCGGTACATGAATGTCGCCCCGGATGAGGGTCGTAGTTTTGACGCCCAAACCTACAGGATATTCGACCGGGGGCATTGGGCCGAGGACATGATGATCCAGTGGCTCAATGCCGCAGGGTTCGCGCTTTTCGGCGAAGACCCCTCCACGGGAGGGCAGTTTGGGTTCGAGGCCCTTGATGGCAAGGTCAAGGGGCATGCGGACGGAATCATCATCTATTTCTGGAACGGCGAAAGCCCGATACCCCTCCCGTGCATGTGGGAGTGCAAGTGCCTCGGTGACAAGGGCTGGAAAAAGCTGTCGAAAGAAAAGGTCCACAAGGCGTATCCGCATTACCATAACCAAATCCAGTTGCTGATGGGTGAGCTTGGCCTTGCTCAATGCTTGTTCTCCGCCCTGAACGGGAACACCATGGGAATCTACCATGAGGTCGTCCCCTACAAGAAGTCTGCCCACGACAACATGATCGCCAGGGCGAAGCGCGTCTTGAATGCGTGTGCCTTGAAAGAGGTCCTCCCACGCGGTCACACCAAGGAAACGGACTATCGCTGTCGGTACTGCGACTACCACGAAAGGTGCTGGCATGGATAAAAACGATGGACGCCTTACAGGAATGGAAATCGACCTGGGTCTATACGATCGCCAAGAGGCGATTGATCAAATATCTGGAAATCCTAAAATATCGTTGACTGATGCCATAGAAGCCTTCCAAGACGAGATCGAACTGTGCGGTTACGGTCGGCCTCCAATCAGGACTGACGGGGGCGTGAACCGGTTCGATCTCCCGGATGACAAAAAGGGCAAGAAGTCAGGGTGGTACGTGTTCCATCCCGATGGGGTCCCGGCTGGAGCATACGGGTCGTGGAAGGATGAGGAAACCTCTATCACTTGGTGCTCGATGCGCCGAGAAGAACTCTCCGAGGCTGAATGGGCCGAAGTCAAGGAAAAGCAAGAGCGGGCCAAGGCAGCCAGAGATGCCGAGCGAGAGCGACTGGC